CCATTTTCAGCTAGATTAAATACTTGACCCTTTGCACCATAAGCATAACCTTCAATGAAGACATACTTGACGTTGTGGGATTTTATCGTGGACACAAAATACTCGCTTATGATGTCGTAGCGTTGCTCAAGCGTTTCCCACGAATCCATTCTTTTTCCTGTAATATTGGCCACGTCTCCCACAAACTTCTTTTTTTCGGTAAGGTAATAGGCGTGACCATCACTAAATTGGGTGAGGTCACTGTCGCCAATATACATGGCAGGGGACGTCAAAGAATAATCAATACCTGCAACTTTCATACAGGTATTTAGTCATAAAAAAACCACGTGAGTATTCACCCACGTGGCTCCAAGCTTCCTTCTACATTATGGTTTACTTATCTAGGTACTCTTGTAGTAAGCGTGTTTCGAACTTATCGAAACGTGAGTCAATGTTGCGGTGAACGTCGTCAACAATCTGATTTCGTTGTTCACTTTCAACATCTACTCGTAAGTCAAGTCTTCGCATACTTTCATCGATCTGACTATACAAAGACTCTATTTGGTGTTTGAGGTTTATGACTTGTCGTATTGCCCAAAATACACCAACAACCATCAATATTGCGATGGCCGTTAACATACCTTGAACGAATGGTATTGTAATCATATGCTTTCTCCGTTATTCGAAGGAAGCTTGGCACCATCACCCTTCACAGGCTTCACAACGTAAATCGTCAATCTGAAACTTCTTACGTGCAAAGGCTTGTGCTGAATTCATGGAGTGTTGATAATATAACGTTTTTATCTTGAGTCTCCATGCGTCAATCAACAGTTGATTGATTTCCTTGACGGCCATGTCTGGTGGTATCATAAGATTAAGCGACTGTGCTTGATCGAGGTATTGTTGACGCGACCCTGCTTGATTCAAAATGGCAGATTGATTGATTTCAGCAAACGTGCGGAATACATCTTTTTGGTGCTGATCCAAAAAGTCTAAATGTTGAACCGAGCCATCATGCTTTTTGATTGAATCCCACGTCTGTTTGTCATCGCGGCCTAAGTCTTGAAGCAAGGCTTTAAGCACCGGATTTTTTATCGTCACCTTGAGCTTGGCCATATCTTTGACATAGCAATTTGACCAAATAGGCTCAATAGATTGTGAGACTTGACCAAGAATAAAAGCACTTGACGTGGTTGGTGCTATCGCGTTTAAGGTGACATTTCGACGACCATACCCACGCAACAATTTGGGCTCTCCAAAGCGTTCGGCAAGTTCGGTCGAAGCTTGGTATGATCGTTGTTGAAGCTTCTTGAACACTTGAACGTTGAGTTTGGCTGCATCAGTCGAAGCAAACGCAAACCCCTTGGCCTGCAATAGGGAGTGCCAACCCAGCACGCCAAGACCAAGTGCCCTTTGGCTTTTTGCGAAATTGTAGGCTTTTTTCATAAAATTCCATGCACGATCGCCTTCTATGGTGCTTTCAGAACCAATGGCTTCTAGTTTGGCTAAAAACTCACTTACCACAGCATCAAGAAAATACACCATCGTTTCAATAGCATCAGTCTGCACAATTTCATCCCAATGAAGCAAATTGATTGAAGACAAGACACATACAAAAGACTCTTCTTCATTTGCACTTAATGCTATTTCAGAACATAAATTTGAAGCAACAATCGTGCGCTCATGGTCTTTATAGGTATCAGGTGCACCGTCATTGGTCGTGTCATGAAACATGATGTATGGGTAGCCAATTTCTCCACGACGCTGAATCACTTTTGCCCACAATTTTCTTTTTTCTGCGTCACCACCAATCATATCTTCCATGAATTGGTCGGTCACTGTTACACCATGAGTGAGGTCTTGAATTTGAAATCCTTCCGTGCCAATTTGCAAAAATTCTTCAATATCGGGGTGCTCAATAGGCAAATATGGTGAAAATCTTCCTCGCCTAGTATTACCTTGTGAAATATTATCTACCACAGACTCAAACAAATTCATGAAATGTACTGCACCAGGTGCTTTGCCATTGTCATTAACAGCACTTCCACGCGGTCGTATGTTTCCAAAATAGGCAGACGTGCCACCACCCATTTTTGACATTTCACCCACTTCAGCTTGGGTGTAAAGAATAGATTCGATATTGTCTTCGATGTGAGATCCAAAGCATGACACGGGCAATCCACGTGCTTTACCAAAATTTGCCCATACAGGCGATGAAAGGCTGTAAAATCCACGACTCATATAGTCGAAAAACTTGTCACCAAAGCCTTTTATGCCTAGCAATTTTTCAGCATGGTCTGCAATCGTTCGAATTCTTTCTTTTGGAGACTCGTCTTCCGACAAGTATCCCCTTTCTAAGAATGTTATGGTATCCTTAGTTATCCAATCAAATGGCTTTCGTGTCATAATCTAAAATAAGTCGTCTTCAGTTACAGATTGTTGGCGTTTCGTATAATTGATACTTCGCTTGTTGAAAAAATCGGTATGCTTGGTTGCTAGGGTTTCGTCATCAAACCATTCCGTTTTTTCTAGTAGGCTTTCGTCCACGTCAAAAATGGGCTCAATGCCTATTTGGTCAAGCGATTGATTGAAGCGGTTTTTTATGAATGCAAGGGTCTGATCTTTCGATAGAAAGTCGAGGTCGCCGGCTTCAAACATCCACTCGACTATGCCCTTTTCGGCCTCAAAGGCCTCGATTGTAGCTTGTTTTAGGTCTTCCACTAGTTGATCCGTCCACCAATTAGGGTTTTCTTTTTTGATTACGTTGATTAGATCAAATCCAAATTCTGCGTGGATTTGCTCTTCTTTTGATGTTGCTTCTACTGCATTTGATATGCCTTTCAACGCATTTTTAAATTTATTGAAAGACATGATGACTAAGAATTGCGAAAACAAAGACACATTTTCAACGAACATGGAAAACAAAATCACTGACTCAAAATAGTCACGGTCTTCGACAGTTTTGGAGGTTGACAAGGCTTTCTCCAAATACTTGATTCGACGCCTCATGACAGGCACGTCCATAAGGCTTTCAAATTCTTCGTTTAGGCCAAGCAATTTGATGAGATTGGAATAGGCATCGGCGTGGCGTACTTCTGACTCTGCAAATGTTGCCCCAACACTGCCAATTTCAGGCTTGGGCATTCTCTTATAGATGTCGCCCCAAAATGTCTTGACGGCCACTTCAATTTGAGAAATGGCTAGCATCGCACGAATAGCAGCTTGACGTTCACTTGGGTCAAGATTGACTTGAATGTCTTGAATATCGGAGTTGTAATTAAATTCTGTGTGAACCCAATAGGAATGACGGATTGCGTCCACGTATGACTCTAGGTCTGGATACTCGTATGGCTTGAGTGAAATACGCTTCTTAAAAATATTAGGCTTGTTGGAATCCCTATACAGGATATATTCCTTGGCGACCGTGTTAAGTTTGTTGTCCATGAGTTTGTTTTCGACTAGATCGTGTATGTCGTTTACGGTTGGCATCGTATCGGCACTCAATCCATGAAACAAATCTTCGGTCACTTGTTCGGCAATCACTTTGGCAACACCATACTCTTTGTAATCGGTGCGGCTCATCGCAAGTTCAATAGCACGAATAATTTTCGTATGGTCAAAAGCGTCTCTTTGACCATTTTTTTTAATAACAGTTCTCATTCAGTTTTATGATTTAGTCAGATGAGCAGAAAAAGGGGATAACAGTAAACTCATATTTTTTTCCACTCATGAAATTTTACTAGGGCACTTAACTTCTCGAAGGTATTATTATTTAGCACTTCGATGAGTTCTGCAATGTCTAAACCAGCTCTAAGACAATCAGTCAAATCCTTGTGCTTTATGGAGTTAGGAAATATGACTACTTTTGCACCCATTTCAATCGTTGAAAATATTTTTTTGACAATTTCGACATTTCTTGGCTCGTTGTCGTAAATATATGTTAGCAGGTGGCTTGGCAAGACTTTCTCTACTTTTTTTAAGTCGCTTCCACTAGCCGACACCGCGTTTGGCAAAAGCATAGAATCGAACGCACCTTCAGTCACAAAAATTTCTTGATTGGTGCTCACCCTATCAAGCCCATAAATCATAGGCTCATCTGTTGCTTTAATGTTAATATATCGAAGGCTAGATTTACCAAGGGTTCGAGCAGTAACCCCAGTGAGCTGCCCATCACGATTTCGATATGGGATGACTAACCGTGGGTATGGATCGGTAATACGATCTGCATAGACTGCTTCGTTGACCTTTTCTAAGTTTTGAGATGACTCGGTATAGTAAAGCTCTTCCCAACGTGGCTTTGGTGTGTGACGTTCTTCCAAATAACGCAATGCTTCATGGTCATGGGGCAAACTAGACACCTTGACGCAACATTCATCTAATACCCCCTTGACAACTTTTTTGGTTGCTATTTCTGGCAAAGGGTCTTTTGTTGTTGACGAGCCACCTTTGAAACGCTCCATGCGATATTGTTGATACAATCCAATATCTACTAGCTCAAGCAACTTCGAAAAAGCCATCGATGTGCCACAATTGTGACACTTATACACTAAGCCTTGCTTGTAATTGAAAGCATATCCACGTGCTTTGTGTTGATTCTTTTTGGAATCTCCACAAACAGGACACCGAAAGTTGAAAAGGTATGTATCCTTTTGTGTAAATCTATCTAGGTGGGAAGATAGAAGCCTTAGATATTTTACGTCGTATTCAATCATTGACATTGAATGTACGTGTTTTATATCTAAGAGGGAAATAGAACCTGTATAATTTCTAAGATATAGTTGGCAAGAAAGCCTGCAACAGCACCACCACCAATCATGAGCCATCGCCATTTGTCTAGGGAATGGACTCTAGTTTCTAACTTTTGGAAAATTTGAGAATTTTGTACTTCAATGTCGCCAAGTTTGGTGAGTACATCATGCTGGTGGTCCGTTATTCTATCATTGACCTGACGCTCCACTTCGTCAATACGCTTGTACAATCGACCACGCTCACTTTCGTTTTTGGTGCGCTCGACATCAATGATCTCAAAAAGCTGTTTATCTGTCTGTTCTACGGTTTCCATGCGTTTGTCATGGACGGCTATAATTTTAGATATGCCCGTGGAAACTTCACTTAGTTTTTCAATCGCCACATCTAGGCGCTTGAGAAATTCTGAAATTTGCTCAACGTCTTTTTTGAGCAATTCGACATCGGTCTGTAAAGTTGGATTTTGATCGGCCATCGTAGTATTTAGTTGGTTGACCATGCCGAAAAAACAAAACCCATGCGAAACAAATCACATGGGTTTCAAACGTTTTGCTTCTATTGTATTTATGTCAAAGCAATCGCCACTTTTGCGAAATCTGCCGCGAGGTCAAGCATTTCTTCAATGTTTTGCTCAAGCACATCGTTTTCGATGTCAAATTCTTCCACGATGAATGCTTTTAGCTCATCAATTTCTTCGTTTGTCAAATCAGCAATTTCAGCGGGTACTGCGTCAATGCCATTAACCGCGTTGGCTACCTTACGCACTGCACCCACATAATTCAACGCTTCGCGGTATTCAAATTTTCCGTCTTGCATTGTTTTTGACGTCGCATAGACTAAGGCAAAAACAAAACTTAACAGCTCTTTGGTTTCTTTTAATTCTCTACTCATGATTTTGGTTTTTTGAGTTTTATTTTTTCAAGGTACGCAAACAACTTGTTCACAATATGCATCAACAGCCGAAAACCACCGTTAATCAATAACGTCCAAATTAACTTGACAGGCATAGCTATTGTGCATTTGTATTTAGCAGAAGTCTTCGCAACAGAATACGTCGAAAATCACTTTTGCCCCGAAGCGAGCACCATTAGTTCCTCTACGCATCTGTTCTTTTCCAAAGCAGACATGGTAGTTGACGCCAACATAATAAGTTCGCCCTGGATAAAGCACATTTGGTAACCCATAGGCAAACTCACAGCATGCTTTTTCACCACACCAACATAGCATATAGTCCATATTTGGGTTTTCATAAAAAGGCACTTGGACGTCATGACATTCTTGGTGTGGATTTATACCACAGCACACATAAGGATAGTCGCTCTTGCCATAAAAAGATGGAATCCATTGATTGAAGTCTATTGGCAAATCCCCATTTGAAATTTGACAGCCAAGACATGCTTGTGCACCAAAATCACAACAGCAAGGATTATTATTTTCAAGCCCGTCATACACTTTTTCACTTTCAGACATTTGGTTGGTATGTGTGTCGTAAAAACAATTAAATAAACAACACCAATGTCTCGAACAACAGGCAACATAGCAAAAGTAATCGCAACTACAATCTCGACATTCACCAAAGTGGAAGCAAGGCTCAAATCGATTTCGTTTGCCAGCATTAGAAGTATATACAAGCACACGGCGGTGGTTTGAAGGCCACCCACATCGTTGGAAATAGCAACTCCATTCTGCATCATAGAGCACACAACTATGGTGGTAGCCTTCTATACATGGACGTTCATGATGACGACAATTGTCTTGATCGGCCAAGCTTTGTCTACAAAGATTATTGCTCACGCGATTGCGACATGGATTGTCACGTAGAGACTTTGGCACAATGCCACTGTCATTCATCCAATCACACGTACCTTCGTGCATACACGCAAAACAATCGCAACAGTGTTCATTGTATGGCCATAGTTTACACCTTTGACATATACCGCAAGGTCGCGCTGGATAATTTCCAAAGCAAGATAAGTGTTGCAAGAATGTTGGTTTACAACAAGTCAACTCATCTAGCCAATATGAGCGACCAATAGCAAGGTCATAACGTACTAAACCAAATGGTAATCTTGCTTGGTTTATTCCACTACAAAAATTTATTGGGGTTAGGTCATTTTCTGCTTCGACACATACGGCGCTAAGGCGGTACATGCGATCACCAGGCACAGTGACTTTCCAAAAAGCAAAGTCATTACCACTACGCGAAATCCTACTACAATGTTCATCATGCACACCCATGAGGCAAACACCTTGTTGTGGGCAGCAGTAGTAACAATTATAGTAATTAGTTTTTGAATGATCGTTGTTTCTAACGCAGGTTTTAATTTCACCAAAATATTCACCTGTACGTGCGGCAGTCACTTTTAGTTGGTGTAAGCAGAGTTTGCCAATACAGTCATCGCATCCAGCATCATACATTCTCATAGCACAACACTCAAGCGTCTTGAATTGCTCTATTGGTACACCAGGAATGCATTTGTTGACTTCACGATCAGCAAAAATAGACGCGGCATTTGCTGTTTCAAAGGCAAGGTTTAAACTAAATGTGTTGGCAGTAATCGCACAGCCGACTCTCACATACTCATCGCCTGGACCACATTGTAGTTGGTCAGCTGTGACAAAACAAGCACGTAAATTGGCATCTGTCGTGCCATAGGTTTGATAGAAATATTGACGACCTGGCGTAAGCCCCGTGAAGGTATTAGAGGTTATTGAGCCATTTGGTCGTACTGTGAAAGTTTCACCTTCTTGGGCAGAACTTTCGGCAATCCCAACGATTTCGCACTGCTCGGTGACACACGTAAAGCTATATCCAGGGCTTGTTATGTTGGCCACACCCATTGGGTACACTTGTGGTGCAAAGCCATGTTCTATATAATCCCTTGTGCTATAAACCCCAAGTTTCGATTTGTGACAATTTCTGTATGTGTTAGTTGTTGCTTTTTGGAAATGTGTACGTTTCAAAAGAGGGTAAATCATTTGCTGATTACAACTTATACCCCGACATCTACCGCAATACCTTCCTACATCACCTTGACGCCCAACAATAGAAATTGGACAGCCCGTGTTGGCAAAATCACAAGAATAATGCCAGAAGCCCATATATTGCCCCATTTGTTGTCCACCCCTAAATTCTCCTCCGCCACCAGCGTCGTCTATACACGCCATATCGTGTCTGTTAAAGCAATTATAGTAGTAATTTTCTACTTCAAAGCCGTCATCTACATTTTGCATCTGATTGCCATCGCATCTAAAACACACTGAACCCGTATGTTTACAATTGGCACTTTGACGTGACGCTCGGTTAATTCCTTTACCGTTTATTCCCAAGAAATAGCACCCAAGACCTTCACCTGGTAAATAGGTGCATACAATAGGGAAGTTCCCACAGGGGTGGTTTCCGGTGCCTTGAATGTCGGAACTATCAAAGAATCTTTGATCAATTTCTTCATTGCACTTGGCAGGTCTTGCTTCATCAAGGTAGTAATCAATGTGACATTGACGATTGGCACATTGATGAAGTGCACCACGCGAATCAAGTCCATCGGTACGATGACAAGACTCAAAAGGAATCACGCAAAGACAACACTCGCAGATGTTTGTAAATGCACCATTGGCTTCAAGGTCAAAGCATAGGAAATAGACTTTTGAAAAGTCTCTACCAGCACACGTAAATACGTCTTTGTAAGGATACACATAAAGGTTGTACGTTGAAGTGCTTGAATTGCCAACAGGTTCTAATTTGACATAGTTTTTGCAAGTGTTACGCATAGTGCATGCATAGGCATTACGCTCACTACAAAACAGCAACATGCATGGTCGCTCAAGGTCACATAGAGGTACGTAGCATCTACATAAATCAATACAGGACGTATTATCCAACACAGGGTCAAATGGTGTAAAGACTTTCAGGCACATGGGACAATTTCCCAATCCCCTACAATTACAGCAAATTTGACGCACTTGACCTGCACCCGTGCCACCTGTGACGATCATCCATTGACCACGCCAATAGTTCGTGCAAAGATAATTACATCCCGTGCAGCATCCATTATCACAGGCGGTGTTGTAACAAGATGACGGCATGCATAATTGATAGCAACAGCCATTGACATTTGGCGCGCAAAAGACTGTAAGGCCGTCAAAATAATGACATCTACAAATTGTGGAGCAAACACACCCCAAATCGTCGGTACACTCAAGTTCTTCCCACGTGCACACATTGGTGTATTTTTGGAAATAGCGACAAACGTAAAACTGATTGCACTGACACGTCACATTTCCACAAGAAAATGGTGGGTTGTAGATGGGCATGCTCATAATGACATAATTGTCACACCCGTCACTGCTGTAGCAACAGCGTAGCTCTGGACATGCATCGTTAAATTGGTTCAAGCAACACTGACAATCACGAATCATTTTTATATAACGATCATGATTGCAATCCGTGGCATGAATTTGATAATCCCATCCCGAATCTTCTCGTCGGAATTCAGCACACATGAAGCAACAGGGCTCTTCAACGCAATGTGACACCATGTTGCCATCGTTGGTGTTGAAATGAATAGCATGTGAGCCAAATTCAGAATACTCATGACGACAGCCACGCAAAATGCCCTGACCCGTCTTGTAGTTCCACAAAAATGGCATATTTAGTTGATCGCGACTTCCAAAGCCATGAATGGCTTCGCAACATGCATTTTCATCACAACACAAGCAAAAGTCTTCCACACACACAGCACAACAACTATACGGAGATGTGTTGTGGGTATAGCCTTCGGCACTTGACACAAAACATCCACTCGCATTGAGCTGTGGAATTTTGTAGCGCTTCATGACCAAACAGTTGCCACTTTCCACAAAAAATGCCATGGTCTGGCAAAGTGTGTCGTCATGACATGGCGTATCATAACCATACGACATGAATGGACCTCTAAAAATATAGGTATTCAAATCGTAGGTATCGCTTTGACATATTGAATATTTTCCAACGGTGTCATTCAAAGAGCATTGGCCATAGTGAGCACTCACATATTGGTGAGCGGCCACTCGTTCTCTTTCTTCATCACATGGATTGTAAAAATGAAACGCTCCATTGGATTCTAGCTTTCCAACAAATGAAAGCAACGCATCACGGTGAGTGTTTGCAGACGCACCACCACAGCCACCACATTGAAACCCAAAGTTTAAACCTACATAAACCCCATCTTGGCCAACTCTCCATAACCCAAAATGACTTACCCCAAAGCCTACAGCACTTTCACTCCTAGAGCGGTAGGCTTCTGTTTGGGCACAAGAAAACATTCCATAGCACTCACGGTTATCGGAGCAATACTCATAGTCAGGCATATAAATTCTACAAGCCACACCATCACGGTAACAGGTGTCATCTTCAAAGACACCGACACAACAGCAGTCATACACACACAATGACGTACTAAATGTGTCTACAAGACCAGGACATCGAGGTGTCCAACAACAGCAACATGAAAGGTGGTCGCAGTGGAACTTGTATTGTGGTAACGTTCTATCGGTGGTGAACGCCGCGGCATTGACTGTGCCAGTCCAAATTCTAGCCGCGGTTTTTAATTTGCAATACCAACAAGGTACGCAGTCATCTATATTGTGCACATAGCAATTTGGATCGCTATTGTAGTCACAGCAAAAGGCCGAGCAAAAGCCATATCTTGAGCAAAATGGGGCGTTATCTCCAACCGCACGTGCACACTGATAGCCGACAGTAAAGGCCATGATGACTTTATCACGATAGCAATCGTAGTCAAACGGTTCCATAATTTTGACCGATTGCGTGGGATGTAAGCCCATACTTTGACGCACGGTCATCATTCTACATGCACTACATCTACTAAAGCCAGGTGCAATATTGTATGGATTCAGCGAAAATGTGGCCATGTCATGGCCTTTGCAAGAAAATACTTTTTGCTCATATCCTTCACACCAACCCGTCACACCCACAGGGCATGGCAAAGGACATGTAGTTTCTACCCCAAAAACAGGTTTTATACAATTGCAAAGATACCCACATCTAAATACACCTTCGACATCACCACAACAAAGCAAGGACTTGCATGCAAATATTTCGCAACTATACTCCCCACAACAGGTGTTTCCACCACAGTTGCAAAAACACACGTCGTCTTCTTCAAGACCCAACCAACGCTGAAAACTAACAAGTTCATACGCATCTTCAATAGAGTCAAATTTTGCTTGACATGCCCATTCACATTGTTGGTACGTCACATCAGGAACACAACAAATGGTGGTGTCAATGGGTTTTGCAATGTTCGATGTAATGCCTGCGACAAACTCACCCTTTTCGACATTTGCATATGCTGTATAGGTTTTTGTTTCAGGTGGTTGTCCTACCGTTAAACTATCGGATTGTAACGCGCCATCAACAATTGTGTCTTTTAGATCTGCCATGTGCCTCGGTGTGGACTACTACAGGTTAGATATTTGTTCTTCTAATTTATTTATACGATCGGATAATTCTTTGACTGCACCAAGCAGTGGAACGACTAGTCGACTATATTTGACAGCCACGCCTTGGCCGTCATCATTTTGTTGTACTAACAATGGCTCAACCACCGCCACATCTTCGGCAATAAGGCCAAGGTGGGGTTCAGACTGCCCTATCCACGTGTAGGTTATAGGCTCTAAGGCCACCACAGTGGATAACCCACTTTCATACAACACCACATTTTCCTTGAACGCTCGACTTGATGTTTCTGTAATCGAGTTTGCGGTCAAAGTCACCACATTCGCCGTGTTAGACTGAATGTCTTCGGCCACCAAATTGTTGGTGGTTATAGTGTTGGCCACAATGGAGTCCAAATTCAACGTGGACGCATCAATCGTGTTGGTGGTGAATGAATTGGTATTAAGCGTGACTATATCACCAGTATTGGTGCTCAAAATGTTTATGCCACCGGTGTTAACCACCAAATCTTCGGTCACCACATTGGACGCGGCAATGTTAGACACATTGGCGTTGGGTACACTAAGTATAGCGTTGATGAAATCAAATGTGAGGTTGGCATCAGCAAACTGATCCCCAAAGCGATTGTACTGAATTTGGTTGTTTGCCCCACCCACAGTCTGAAATTCCACGGGCTCAAATTGAGCATCAAGGGCATCATAGACCAACACAAATCCGTCATTAAGGCCTGTAAGATCGACATCGGTCAAGTCACCAATAGAGTCAATACTAATGGTGGACACATCGTCAATCAGTTGATTGACGGTGACTCGCATGTCATTTATCGTGTTGGCTAGCGTTAAGGACATGCTTAGGAGCGACTACCTTTTTTTAAGTACATCATTGCACCAGTTTTTTCGCTTTGCACGATAATGTCATTGCGTGGGTGTTTTTTGGCATACTCACGTATTTCAGCAAGTGCCACTTCGTCTTCTATATATTTAGCAAATTGTTCGTAACGCCCTTTGATAGTACGTGCTTTCAAAAAAGACGTTTCATCCACGACAAAGACATCTTTACCTGCAAACTTGTTACGCTTGACATAGCGTTGTTGCGCTTGTTTGCTCACAGGTGGATCACCAGCGAGTCCAGCCACAGCCGCTGTGGTCATTTCGTCTTGGAGTTGTTTTTTGGTTTTATACATGGGTTAAGAAAATTTTCGCAAATTTCGAAGTTTGCCAATTACAGTTTTATCTAACGCAAGGTCGCTACTCACAATATTTTGCCCATTGATCCCTTCAACTACTTCGGGCATGTATTCCAAAAACACCAAAAAGCTTTTCAGGATATTGTAAAACACAGGATCAATCCTTAAAAACAACAGTCTCACAGTTCCAGCAACGCCAAACATATTCGAAAGAACAATCATATGGTTAATGATTAACCGTTCCTTCAATTCATTATTTAGTTTGTACCGACTAAACAACCGCTTGATATATTTGATACGATTGAAGTCATCATGAAACTCATCCACACTTAAACACTGCGGATTATCATATATGTGCATCGCATACAGAAGGACATTATCCTCCGTCAAATTTTGGTACATGACTAGGCGTTGTTGCTAGCAGACGTTGTGTTGGCTTTTTTTGGGGCTTGTTTCTTTGGCGTAGCCTTTTTGATAGGTTCAGCATATTTGTCAAGGCCTGCTTCGGTTAGCTTGGCTAGCAAATTGGAATGTGAAACGAGTAGCTCACCAGTTTCGGTGTGAACCCAGCCACGATCGGTGGCAACACTTGGAGCATAGGTAGGTCTTCGTAGTGACATAATTTTAAAATTTTGGTGTTGATTTTTCTTGTTCGTACTCTAAATAGTGCACCACCGCTGAAATATAATCCGACGCCTTGGTAATTTTAGACTGCACCCATGCATCTAGCTCATCTTCTTGCTGGAGTAAATCCATAAGCTCATCGGCATATTTGCCAATTTTGTAGGTTTGACTCATGGCCATATCTACGTCGTCATACTCATCTTCGTGCACCATCATGTCATCGTCAAGGTCTAATGCATAAATTTTTGCATCTTGAAGCCCATATGACTCAATGTACTGTTCAGCTTCTTCACGTGAGCCAAACGTGTCTTGATATTGATCAGCTTCATAGACATCATACATTTCCATCACACGCTCTATTGAAAGACTTTCGTCATCGGTTGGGTCTTCATCAGAAGCAAACAAACTAGCCGAACCTCTTCGTGGATATAACACAGCCTTATATTTGTCAAGCAAATCGCTTAAACCATAGCCATCTTTCATTGGGGACGGCGTTTGGTAGTCATCATGGACATACACATCATTTGGCGAAAGCCCATAAGTCCTAGCTAACCTAGACAAAACCTTTTTCCAATTTGTATTTTTATACTCACCAACAAAGTCTTTAGTAAGCACAATCCAGTTTTTTTCTTGTAAATTTTCCATAGGAAAGACGTCTTAATCTATTTTACTTGATTTTTCCAGCTTTTATGTCACGCTCAAGTTCATCTGTAGCCAATAAAATGCTATCTAATCCACCCTGTAAGTTGGTATTTCTGTATTTTGCCATTTTTCTTGCAAGACGTAATACGGATTTTCTTTCTTCAGACGAAGCACCTTCGGTCAAGACGGATTCTAACAAGCCAATCGCAACGTCACCAACTTCTCTTTCCGCACCAGCGGCCATATCTTTATTTACGATTGCTATGGGCATTTTATCAATCTTATACATTGGCATGAAGTCTGTAGAAAATGAGTATTTGATACCATTCTTTTTAAGCTCTTTACCAATTTCCATAAAGCCTACACCTTTAACGATACAACATTGCATCGTACTTACCCTCGGTCAAGACCTCTTCTTTCAGTCCTTGGTCTTTCAAGAACTTCATCATGTCCCGTGTCTTCAACATTTTCATACGTGTTCGTGGGTCAAGGTCAAGATATTCATCATAGATTTTGCCAAGAGACTTCTTGTCAAATTTCGTTTCTTGACTCAATAAATCTGCAAACTCATTTTTGCTCATCATTCCATCTTCGACATTGTTGACTAGTTGGTCTGCGACCATTTCCATGTCGTTCATTTCGTTCACGACGGATTCAAACATTGCATCATACCTGCTTGGACTTCCGTCGTAATCCATTGCCCAAGCTTCAAAGTCTTGAATCATTTTTGCAATTTTTCTGTCTTCGGGTGAACCATATGGGTTGAAATCATACTTATCTCTTAACTTCCTACCTTCTTTTTCACCAAAATTTTCATAAGAACCTTTTCGTGAAAACTGTTTTTTGAGTTTCTTGTATTCCTTCTTGATGTCTTTGAGTGCTTTTGAAACTCTGTCTGCTTCATTCAAGACGGATTCCCCATCAGACTCACGAAGGTCGTCATCGGTTGGGTTGATAATCACATCGGCTGTGTTGTCTTTGCCTTTTTTGAGCATACGCTCGGCTTCCAACACTTTATCAGGGTCAATCTTGATCGTGACAGGATACTCTTTGCCATTTAGCTTAAAGGTGGTTTCACCCGCTTTTTTGGCCGCGGCCGCCTTGGTAATAAATTCGTTGGCATCTTCAGCGGCAATGGTATAAACTTGCCCAAAGACTTCATCCACAAATTCCATGGTCTTGGATTTTTGCTTTTTATAGGCTTCGGCAATTTTGTTTAATTGGTCGTTTTTGGTAAACATGTGATGAAGTATTTTATTTTGTATTTAGCCATTCTCTTAATGTTAGCTTTTCACCAAGTAAGTCACTAACGGTTTTCCCCTTTTCCCAAAATTTACATGACCAATATTTGGCCTTATATTTTGGCCCAGGATCGGTGTCGCATTTATGACGTGCACGAAACGACTTGCGTCTTGCGTCACTGTCACGTTTGATTTCCATGTTAGGATCACCAAACTCTACACGCACCACATTGCCCTTGTCATTTTTGACATAGACTGCAAATTTTTTGTTTTCACCATCGCCAAGGCGAAAGGGTTTGTCAAGCTCAACATCACGGCCTTGATATTCAGCTTCTTGTAGCTCAAAGGTATAGCCCGTTTCATCTTCATGGATTGGGCGTTTGCGACGAATCATAGACATGAGCTCAACCATATCGGGAAGCCCATCATGTTTGGTGGCGGCAAAGTCACGAATTTTGGCTTTACTAAGGGTGTCAACAATTTTAAGCACATCGTCAGACACTTCACTTCGTGACAAGTCACCCTTTTTTACAGCGTAAGCTAGACCAAATAATCGTTGTTGAGCTTTGGAGACGGCAGGCATGTTAGCGTGTTTTTAAATACTCTTTGAATGAAAGGATACGTTTGGGCTGACCAGGTGTGGTTTTGCGAAAATTGACCGCTGTTTCGGTCGAACCAACTTCTGGAATAGGCAAGTCTTGTTGTTCGTTTGCTTTGCCTTTGTGTTTTGCCCACAAATCTTTATCGGCTGTTTTTTGGGTTTTGCCACCCGTAGCAAACGAATTGATCCGCGCAAGTCCCCATTGCACAGGTGTTGTGCCTGGACGATGACCCGTGCGCCACGCAGCAACGCCACGATCAAAAACCTTTTTCAAAATTTTATAGTCAATGCCTGTTTCTTTGGCTTTGTTCTTAATGGCTTTGATCGTCTTTGACGATGTTTTTTCATCAAGTAATTGTTCTAGTGTTTCGCTCACAAATTTATTTTTTGCTGGTGTGAAGGCTTGTTCGTCGGTGTTTTTGGAAAACGCACGTTCTTGCCACTCAAAAGAGTCTTCGTCTTCTGTAATTGGACCACCCTTTGCCCATGTTCTACATGACCGAGCCGAATGACATTTGAAATGGTGCATCCAACAATAGCCAAGTTCACCATCTTCATCGGAAGTTTCACCGGGCATGCAGTCTTTCATGCGCTCTGAAATATCAAATGCGACACAATTTCCACAATTTGATTTCTTGGCCGCTTCTTCGGTTGTATCCCAAAATTTTGCAATTTTTTGCCAATAGTCGCCCGGCTCATCCACATTTAGTGGTCCATACTGAATGTAATCTGCTTCAATCGCTTTGTTACGATTTTTGGTGTTGAGCTCTAAGTCCTGTGTTGCAGGTGGACAGTCCATTTCTTCAGCCAACTCGACAATATCAACACCCAAAAAAGACTCTTGATATTTTTTTGACTTACGTTTTGATCCATCTGCACGTGGTATCAAACCTTTGGCTTTTAGGTGCACAATGTCACTAAAGCCCGCATCACCATCTTTGTAGCGTTTCATGGCATCTTCAGTATTTGGTGCTTTTTCAGTGAGCTCCTTGTACCGTACTTTTGGATACGTCTTTGTGACGTCAATCAAGTCAGCAATAGGCAAATCGACTTGGTACACTTTGACTTTGTATGAAGGATCAATATTTAACAAGGCGTTAAGGCGGTGGTGTCCATCTAAGATGAACATGTCTTTAGACACAATCACCGGCTTGGCAAGGGCATCTGGCCGCAGACCAGTAGCCAAGTCTTGAATTTTTTGGGGGTCTAGCTCTTTTTGTGTGTTCGTGAGTTTTGATACTGCAACGGCAAGGTGGCGAACTCTAATACCTTGGTCTTTTAGAAAAGCTAGATAGTCAGGAACATAGGTGGATTTAATCTGTGGCATATCACGACGCGATAGCCCAAATTTTCCACTTGGCAATGTTTGCAAATTTTCACCAAACATTTGCTTGTATTTCTTGGTGTACTTGCTTGGCTTCGTCTTGGCTGTTGCATCACCAGGGGCAGGCTCATAGGCTTTTGGATTGTCGTCATCCATTTTAGCCTTTTTTTTGAAATGCGCCGCGCGTTTGTCTTTGGTCGAATCAGACTGCTTAGAAGAAAAATATTTTTTGGGAAGCCCCGATTCTTTATCGGTAGCCGGAGCTTTCTCATTTTGCAAACGCATACATGTGTGTTTTCAACGTTTCGAAGTACACACATATTTAGTGGAATTAAATCTTAAATGACTCGAACTTTTCTTTGGATGTCTTGTTGACCGACGCAGCATTCACTACGGCACTTCCACCTTCTAAATTAGATAGACTTTGGGCTTCATTTTCACAATCAAAAATCCGCATTTTCGACCGTTCTACGCCTACCACAAAGCGTTTGAACATTTGTGCATCACTGTACCGATTTTTGAGTTGCTTGATCATGAGCTGTCCTAGCTCTTCAAGTTCATCGCTTGTCACTAAGGCCAACATTAAATCTGCCGTGGCCGGGATTCCAAAGCTTTCACTTGTATTTTCAAGGTCAATATCTGAATTTTTGAATCCACTTCTATTCACTTGAGTGGCCGTCACGATTGGCACACGCCTTTCCACAGCAAGGCCTCGCAATTCTTCTGCAATAGCTTTGACAATGGTGTATGAGCCAACTGCTGATCCACTTTTATATCGACTTGAAGCACATATATTCAAATAATCCACGTAAATGATGTCAGGCACAAAATTCTTTTTGAGTTTGAGCTCATTTAACAAAAAACGGAAATGATTCACTGTGGCCATTGAAGTAGGATACTCTTTAATTTTTAGTCGGCCTTCCAACTTGGATTTCAACGCTTCCATTTTCTTGTCATAGACATCTTTTGGGAGCTTGTGTATGTCTTGAATGTCCATGTTCATGAGGTTGGCTTCAATCCGCTCGGCAATCTTTTCTTCGGCCATTTCGTTGGTTATATACAATACATTGCGACCATCCATGACGTTGGCCGCGGCAAAATGACACATCACCATCGTCTTACCGACCCCCGTTGGTGCCATCAAAACATTGAGCGTTTTTTCAGGTAACCCACCATTGGTAATTTTATTGAGCAACTCAATATCAAAGGGAACACGATTTTCCACACGGTGGTAAAAGTCAAATCGACTATTGGCGTCTTCGATCAAGTCATGGCCAATATTTTCATTGAAAGACACACTAAGTGCATCTGCTAAAATGTCCGGAATAGAGCCACGAGACACATTTTCGCTTTTGCCATCTGCAATTTCAATGGACTTCATGATTCCATTATAGATAGCACGATCTTGACAAAAGGTTTCCGTCTTTTCAACAAGCCAATCCAAATTTTCAGATTCTTGATTGACGGTAATATCGTCAATAATAGCTTTCACAGAATCATAAGTGTTTTCTGCGATGTCGCTTGAATTTTCTAAATCAATCAGCAATGCTTCTTTTGATGGTGCACTGTTGTATTCAGAAAAAAATGATTGTATTAGCCCATACACATGGCGCTCTGCTGTGTCTTGGAAATATTCAGGTTGTATGAAAGGTAGGACTCGTCGAACATAGGTTTCATTCGTCAACAAATTCTTCAATATCGTCTTTTCCACTATTTTCTCGACGGTCTAGTTCAATGGTTAAAAGGTATATCAATATATCAGATAGCAACTTTTCGAAAAAGTCTTTGTCGTCAGGTGTAAGGGTCGTTTCATCTACCCCATTGGGCAGTTCAACAATATCGTAACTTGCGACCATTTCCACACCATCGTCTTCTTCATTGTCTTGGCCATCTTCATGAAATGATAGTTTGTCAAAGCGTACTACAAAATCATTGAATTTTTCAATGTTCTTGATACGCAAACAGAACATGTCATCTTTTTTGGGGTGGTCTACTAAATCAAAAAAATCGGTTATATGACTTTCACTCATGGTCAATGGCTTTATCTATGTCCTGTGGGGTTTCTTGGTCTTGCATCAATTTCACAGTACCAAGCTTGTAACGGTTTTCAATGGCTTTGGCGAAGTCTGTCTTTTCAAAGATTGGTGTCCAAAATTCTTCGCAATCTGTTTCAGCACGCCGATATTTTTTTGCAGGAGACTCGTCCACCACTTCACCAGTGCTCGAATTGATCAGCATGGGGGTGTACCAACCATTGGAAGGCTTGACCACATGACCAGTTTCAAGGGCAATTTCCAAAAGGCCAGACCATTTTGATATGCCTTTTGTAGTGCTTACAGTTATTGGAATTTTGGATTTTTCCACCAAGAATCTTGACTTTTCTACATTGATAATATAATGATAGCCTTCAACTTCTTTGCCTACCTTGTCTTGTTGGCGACCAACAATCCAAATATTGTCACTTGAGTAGTACACGCCTGTGCCACCAGACACAACTTTCTTGGAGTATAGCTCTTGCGTGTCATAGGTATGGTTGACCACGACCATTGGAATGTCTTTCATGGATAGGTGGGGTGTCACGATCCGAAACAATGATTTTAATGATTTTGCACGTGTCATATCCACGACGCTTTTGCCATCAAGGGCATCGTCTGCTTCTTTTTTGGACGCAAGATTTCCAATAGAGTCAATGAACAAAAATACCTTGTCACCACGCTCAATTTCAGCCAATTTCACAGAAATGTCGTGAGTGAGTTCTTCAACATTGGTTATTGGAATGTGCAACACACGATTGGTGTCAATATCCAAGGCTTCGAAGTATGATGTGGGTGTGCCAAACTCCGAATCATAGAAAAGGGCAATCGCGTCTTTGTTTTGCTTCAAATACGACTTTAAGCAAATAAGCCCAAACAAGGTTTTGAAATGCTTTGATGGGCCAGCAATGGTGGTTAGCCCCGACGTGAAACCTCCATCAATAGAGCCACTAAATGCAACGTTAAGCATGGGTATGTCTGTTGGCGTAGACGTCTTGGTAAAAATTTGGGACTCGCTCAATATAGATGAATGGGATGAGCGATTGGTCTTGGCGAGTTTTTTCAAAAGTGACATGGCTATCGTCTTCTCTTTTTAGGAGTTTGTTGTTCAATACGCTTTTGCATCATAGCTTTTTCATGAGCTTCACGCTTTTTGCGTAACACATCCGCATTAGCATTGTTGTCATTTATAGCTTCTGTTTCAAGCCCAACATAATGCACAGGATTGGTTGTTGGTAAGGTTGTAGCATATACAAGTTTCAATGACTCATTGGCAGATACTAACATGAGTATTGCAAGTGGGTCAAAAACGAATATAAGAAGAATTATGATAACTTTCACAGCACCATCTAAGTTATCTTCCATGCCAAAAAGTGAAGCAAAGTACAGGATTGGACTCACTTCTGCTTCAAAAGATTTTACATCAAGCAAAAAATCCCCTCTAATGTCTTGAAGTGAGTCTATCTGGGCTAGATTTTGTGAAATTTGCGAAGTCAAAAAAGCTCGCTCATTTTGTTGTAGCTGTCTCTGTTGCAACCCACGTGTTATTAAATCAGCGTCAAGATATTGATCAATGCTTTGATCTAGTTGTCTAAGAGTAGATTCATAGCGATCAACGGTGGATTGTCGACGCTGAATTTGACTGTCAAGTTGGGCTATTGTAGTGGTGCTTTTTTCTAGATCAAGTGAGGTAATACACATCAATACACCCACGGCCACAGTTAAATATCCACGCAAAAGCTTTGGCGAGCTGTCCCAATTTTCATGCAACCATGTGGCAGTGACTACCTTTCCTATTTCAAGAAAGGTGGCCATGATAGCCACAGCTACCACCGACGCCGAAAAGATTTTTGTAAGTCCAACAATAGAATAAAACGCGGCTACCACCGAAATACATATTGCCGTGCAAAGCGATAACCATGCTATAAAATGTTTTCGGCTCAACTAAAAAAGGATTCTAAGGTTGCAGTTTTTTTAGCTTCCCATCCAACAGCGTCTAAGATAATTTTTATGGGCTCAACAAAAGATTTTTTAAACTGCATTTCGTAATCAATGTAGTCATCCAACCCAAATTCTTTGGGTAGATAGTTCATGAAGCTAATGACATTTTCTTGAGTAGGATTGGGCAGATTCAAGTACACGAATTTTATTTTATCACCGTCTTTGATGTACTCATATTTTGTATTTAGCTTCTTGGTCTTAACCAAATGATTCCACACTAGTGAACCACGTACATGAATTGGGGTTGCCTTAGCGTAGATGTTTACGGGGTCGAAATACTTATCCATACCGTTAACCCCACGTGGAAAGGCTAATTCGTGAACTGGTAGCGTTTCAAACTCTTCACGATAGTCTGCAATAAATTTTTGCACGGTTTGCTCATCTGTTTCCACGATGAGTTTGAGTACCTCCCGCATTCTTTTGCGAACATTCGTTGGTGTGGATGAGCGCACCATTTCCATGCCCATCACTTTCATCTTTGGGTTTGAATAGCGGACACCTTCGGAATCATGAACGTTGGCCACATACCTTTTTTTACCCGTCCAAATGGCTCGATCGGCTATGATTTCTCGCTTCATGACCATTTTCTGATCATAATGGTTCATTAGCATTTGGAGCTCTTTGTAAGAATTGTCAATAAAAGGTTCAAGCTTATCCTTTGCTAACCGATCAATAAAGAATATAGCATTGTTTATACTAGGCTCTTGCGAATAGACTTTGTTGACAATGGGTGCTAAGGTGACATAAATGGAATCGGTGTCTGAATAAATCAAGAATTTTTCATCCGTGTGTGCAATTTTTTGCAAATACTGCTCTAATTTTTTACCAATCCATCGTATAGCCATTTGACCAGACAGGGTGACAGCCTCTGCGTTACGCACGTCAAAAAAGCGAAAATATTGATTTCCCAATGCCCCATAAATCGAGTTTAAGCCAACTTTTTTGACAATTTGAAAATTGTTGTAGGTTGTAGCATCACGCTCTAGCTTTTTTCTGGTTTGCTCATCAGGATTTTG